GAATATTTTACCAATCGTTTAGAGAAAATATTATTCAATGAGATTTTTAAGTTTACAAATCAATACAATAAACTTCCCACCAAAGAAACTTTAGAAATTGATATTCAGAATCGTAGAGATATTACTGATGAAGAATACAAACAGATTGTTGGTTTAATTAAATCACTTAATCCTGAAGAAATTAATTTAGAGTGGTTGGTTGAAACAACTGAGAAGTTTTGTAAAGATCGTGCCATACATAATGCCGTAATGGATGGTATTCAAATATTAGAGAATAAAGATACAAAAAGAACACCAGAAGCGATACCAGAAATATTATCCGATGCATTAAGTGTCTCCTTTGATTCACATGTTGGTCATGATTATTTAGATGATGTTGACCGAAGATTTGATTATTATCATCAAAAGTTAGAACGTATTGAATTTGATTTAGAATACTTCAACAAGATTACCAAAGGTGGTTTGCCCAACAAAACATTGAATGTGGCACTTGCAGGTACAGGTGTTGGTAAAACGATGTTTATGACCCATATGGCAGCTCATGCTTTATCAGTGAACAAGAATGTTTTGTATATCACTATGGAAATGGCTGAAGAACGTATCGCTGAAAGAATCGATGCAAACTTACTGAACATTACCACTGATGATTTGTATTCATTAAATCGTAAATTATTTACTGATAAGATTGAGAAACTAAAATCTGGCACCACAGGTCGTTTAGTTATCAAAGAATATCCTACTGCATCTGCTGGTGCAGGTCACTTTAAATCTTTAATCAATGAATTGGCACTAAAGAAAACATTCAAACCAGATATTGTGTTTATTGATTATATTAATATCTGTGCAAGTTCTCGTTTCAAACCTGGTGCCAATGTAAACAGTTATACTTATGTCAAGGCCATTGCCGAGGAGTTAAGAGGTCTCGCAGTCGAATGTAACCTCCCGATTGTTACTGCAACTCAAACTACTCGAACTGGATATGTTTCTACTGATGTAGGCCTTGAAGACACCTCCGAATCATTTGGTCTGCCTGCTACTGCTGACTTCATGTTTGCTCTCATTTCAAATGATGAGTTAGAACAGGCAGGTCAAATGATGGTCAAACAATTGAAGAATCGATATAACGATCCTACAATGAACAAGAAGTTTGTCATCGGTGTTGACCGTTCTCGTATGAAATTTTTTGATGTAGAACAATCAGCACAAAATCTAGTTGAACAACAAATAGATGAAGATGGTGAAGACGTACTCGAATCATATATAAAAAAGAACAAAGGAAACAAATATGGCAACTTCTCGTAGAAAAACACCAACAAAGAAACTCAAATATACAACAAAACCTGTGAAGTCCAGACGTATGCCAGGATTTGTTGATATCATCTGGCAAGTCAGAGAGAACACACGTAAAGTGGTGAATGTCTTTGAATTTGAAGATGATGCTCAAAAGTTCGCAGATTTTCATAATAAAGAACAGATTTGGAAACAAAATAACGGTATACCTAACTTCCTGTGTATTAAAGAATTATAAATATTACTATTGACATAATATGGAAATTGTGATATAACTTAGACACATGGGAGAGGTGTATGAAAAGTTTTGGACAGTTTAAAGTTCAATTAGACGAGGCACGTGTAGATACAACAGCGACAGCTGCAATCACAGAATTATTTCCAGCACTTGCATTTAATAATAACTTTAGACCATCAAATATAGAAGATTTTAAAAAGTTTCTGTACAAGTTAGGCGATCTGAAAAAGAATGCCAATAAAACATTTGTCACTGATTCAGACCGAGTGGCTGGTGTTGCAGTCATTGAAAAACTTGGTACACTTCCAGAAAATTTAGTTAAAACAAAATTCGATAATGCAATAGGTATTACTAATTATATCTATGATGTTCATAGTACAAAACCTATTAAGAATGTCTTTTGGGGTTATCGAAAGAAACCTGCTGGTGTTCCACCTAAACATGCAGGTGATATCTTTCTCATGTTTAGAAATAAAGAAATCATTGGTGTCAGTCTAAAAGCAGGAACTGCCAGTTCAAAAGAACCATTACTTAATAGTTATGTACAAACACAATATAAGGCAGTCAAAAAAGAATCAGAGATTAAAAAACTAGAAGACGAATTATGGACTGCGGTCTATTCAAAGATACCTGGTGTTAGAGATGTTGCTAAAAAGAATGATTATATGAATAAGAAAAATGAAATACGTCAATTGTATTTGGATTACTTTTTAGAAAATCAACAACAGGCAGATGAACTCTATAACATTATGTTAAAAGTTTGTCGTAAACAATTCTGTGCTGTTGTTAACTCATTATCACTAAAAGAATTTAAACAATGGTTATTAGATAATTTTAATTTAGAAAAGAAAGGTGAGAAAGTTCCATTGATACTTGTTAAAGCAGTTGGTAATAAGGCAGAACAAAAAGGTGATAACTTAGCTGCAATTCTACCACTGATTACAAGATTCTATGCATACTTAAATAAAAGTTCTGTACAAGAATGGTTGATTGATGTTAATACACCAGATGAAAAGAAAACAATGAAGATGACCATACGAAGTGATAGTGGTGTTCGTGCAGGTAAAAAAGTTTCACAATTAGGTAGACTTGGTAAGTTTACTATGTTAAAATTACAATATAGTGGTATGAAATAATGGATTTTTTAGTAGAAGATAAAAACACACACTTAGAACATTTAGAAGATGATATCATTCTAAATGGTGCAGACGGTGGCAATAATGCATTAAATTTTATTGAGGCATTACGTGATATGTTACAAGGAAATACAAACAAAAAATTAAATGTCACAGTGAAATGGGATGGTGCACCTGCGATTATTTGTGGACCAAGTCCAGAGAATGGTAAGTTCTTTGTTGCAACAAAAAGTTTATTTAATAAAACACCAAAGATTAATTATACACCACAAGATGTAATGAGAAATCATTCAGGTGATGTTGCAAAGATTTTAAGAGATGCATTATTATATCTTGCACCACTTAATTTCAAACAGATTCTACAAGGTGATTTAATGTTCATTCAGTCAATGAAGAAAATGAAATCAATTTCATCACCATCTGGTAAAAAAGAAAGAGTAATATCTTTTCAACCCAATACAATTGTATATACAGTGCCAGAAAACACAGGTTTAGGTACAAGAATTGATCGTGCAAAGTTTGGCATTATTTTTCATACAACATATAAAGGATCATCAATTGAAAAACTGAAAGCATCTTTTGGTGCAGATGTTTCAAAACTTAGACGATCTCCCAACGTCTGGTTTGATGATGCATCATATAAAGATGTTTCAGGTAATGCAATGATGACATTAGGAGAAGGTGAACAACTTGGTAAAATGTTAAACATGGCAAGAGGTTCATTAAAGAAATCAACACCAGTGTTAAACAAAATGAAAACAGACTTATCAGATTACTCAATAGGATTGAATTTAAAAACATATCTAAATACTTTTGTGAGGCAAATGTCTGATATACCACCAACTGCAAAGGCAGTATCAGGATTTAGAAACTACTATGAAGGTAAAGTTGGTGCAGATATTGATCGTGTGAAAAAACAAGAAACTAAAGACAAATATAAAAAGATTTTAGATGATGGTTTACGTTTCATTGATCGTGCAGGTGATCAAGTTTATTTTGCCATTGCAACGTATAAGACAATACAGAAAGCAAAGAAAATAATTATTGATAAACTGAATCAAGCAAAATCAATTGGTACTTTTGTTGTGAAAGGTAATGGTTTAGAAGTAACCAATCCAGAGGGTTATGTTGCAGTCGATCAAAAAGGTAATGCAAGAAAATTAGTTGATCGATTAGAATTTTCAGCTGCAAACTTTACAGCTGCAAAGAGATGGGACAAAGGAACAAGTAAAGTAGCATGAAGAAAACATTAAAAGAGTTTCTGGCAAAGGGTAGTAAAAGACCAAAGGCAGTCGCATTTGCTTTTGGTAGAATGAACCCACCAACTGCTGGTCATGAAAAATTGATCCAGAAAGTTGAATCAATTGCCAAGAGAATTAAAGGTGACGCAATAGTTTATGTGAGTGCATCACAAGATAAGAATAAGAATCCTTTAGATGTACGAACAAAGATAAAGTATTTAAAACCTTTATATCCAAATGTTCAGTTTAAACCTGCAACAGGTAACACAAGAACATTCATGGAAGTATTAAAGAATGACTTAAACAAAAAATATTCAGATGTTTATATGATTGGTGGAAGTGATAGAGTGTCTGAGTTTAAGAAGTTGATCACCACATATAATGGTAAAGACTACAATTTTGATAAGACGGAAGTAATGAGTGCAGGTGCAAGAGATCCAGATGCACAAGGAACCACTGGAATTTCAGGCACCAAGATGCGTTTGTTTGCTGTCAAGGGTGATTATAATAGTTTTAGAAAAGGTCTGCCAGTGAAGATGAAAGATGCAGACGGTAAAAACTTATTTAAAGATTTAAGATCAGCGATGGGTCTTAAAGCACAACAAGGATTTGGAGTACAAATGAAACCAATTATGAGTTTAGAGGACTTTGAAAAACAAGAATTAAGGCAAGAGTATATGGAAGAAAATGTATTTAATATTGGTGACTATGTAGAAAATATGAATGATTGTACCATCGGTAAGATAATCAAACGAGGTACAAATTATCTAGTTTATGAAATGGAAGACGGTGGTGTAAAGAAGGCATGGTTACATGAATGTATTGCAGTTGATTTGGCACAAGTTGAAATGATGGAAACAACAACTGTTAAAAAAGAAAAAGTCAAAGATGTTGTTCTACAGAAAAATTCTGATGAGTTAGAAGAAGATGATGATTTCTTAGATGACATTGGAGAAGTTAGACAAGATCCAGATATCAAAGATAAAAAGGGAACACAACCTGACGTGTATTATAAAGGATTAAAAAAGTCAACAAAAGATAAAAGAGATACACATTTCAAAAAAGGTACAAAGGCATCTGATGATGATCCAAATGCTTACAAACCTGCACCTGGTGATGCAGATGCAGAAACAAAACCAAGTAAACATACAAAGAAATATAAACAGATGTATGGAGAAGCTGGTAAAGGATTATGGCATAATATTCATCAAAAGAGAAAAGAAGGTCGACCAATGAGAAAACCTGGTGAAAAAGGTGCACCAACAAAGAAAGATTTTAAAACTGCAAGAGGTGAAATGAAAGAACGTTATGAGATTGGCACACCAGAATATACTGCACACACAAAAGATATCACACCAGGTGAAAAGAAAGAAAAGAAATTCACAATGGCACCTCATATGACTAAGTTTGATCCTGTAGAATATGGTGTTCATTTAAAAGATATTAAAGAATGGGCAGAGAGAGATTCTACAATCGACAAATATCAAAAACGATATGGTGATAACTATGAAAAAATATTAAGTGAAGTTGTCACAAAGATGATTGAAAAGGTCGAACAGTTAGACGAAAAGATTGAAGGTCTACAAAAGAAGGCAGAGAAATCTGGTATTCCATATGGTATTCTAAAGAAAGTATATGATCGAGGAATGGCTGCATGGAAGACAGGTCATCGACCAGGGGCAACACAACAACAATGGGCATTTGCTCGTGTGAACTCTTTTATTACAAAAGGTTCTGGTACATGGGGTAAAGCAGATAAAGACTTGGCTGACAAAGTTAAGGGAACAAAAGAAGAAGTACAGAAAAGGTTAAAACCATTCCATGAAACGATTTAAAGAACATACATTAATTGAAGAATCACACAAAGCGATTCAGTATCATATAGAAAGACATATTCCATTATCAGAATGTATCTTTCGTGTAGGTTCAGAAGCATATTATAAGTTCTTCAATGAGGCACGTCAACTTGTCAAAGAAAGAAAAATAGAAGTTGATGAATATGATTTAAGTATTCTTGCCACTGATATTGGTGAGTTTGCAATGTATGAAGGACAACACGTGCCTTTAGATTCACCAATGATGGAAGAAGAAGAAAAGAATCCTCCATTAAACAAACCTAAAGTTGGTGGTCCTAAAAAGTATTATGTCTATGTGAAAGATCCTTCAACAGGTAATATTAAGAAAGTCACTTGGGGAGACACAACTGGATTGAAAAACAAAATGAATGATCCAGAAGCAAGAAAAAGTTTTGCGGCAAGACACAAATGTGATCAGCAAAAAGATAAAACTTCAGCTGCATATTGGGCATGTAATACACCAAGATATGCAAAGAGTTTAGGTCTATCAGGAGGGGGAAACTTCTTTTGGTAGATGTATATAAAGATAACAGACAGGTGGGATACTTTAATCGTACTATTAGTGGCGATCATATTGATACCGATTACGTGTGGCATCGTGATCGCAGAGATCGTAAGGTTGTGCCTATCAAATGTGATGGATGGCATATCCAATTTGATAATGAAATGCCAATCAAAATGGAAAAAGGTAAAGAAATCTTTATTGAAAAAGAAGTTTACCATCGAGTGATTAAAGGAAAGGGTGACTTAGAGTTACAAATTTGGGAGAGTTAAATGAGATACAAAAGTAATATGACTGAAGCATACAAAAAAGTTTTGCAAGGTCAATTAAAAGAAAAAGAAGAAGTTTCCATGGCAATAGGTCAATTGAAAACAACAATTGAAAATGCACAAAATCTATTGTCAGCATTACAAGGAAAAGGTGAAGATTATGATATCGAAGCATGGATTCAGGCAAAGATTACTGATGCAGAACATGGTATGTCTGCTGTTGCAGATTATATGAAAAACAATCCAGAAGCTTCAGAGGATGAAATGGAAGAATCAGTTGACTTATCAGAGGCAGTTGAGATGCCAAAATCTGATATTGATAATGTAAAAAGTTTTACTGATAGAAATCAACACTATGAAGCACGTGCTTATATTTGTGCTAGAATGAAAGACAGTAGATTAAAATCAATCTACAACGAAGTTGGTTCACTACAAGATAAGTACAACAAAGAATTGGGTTACTTACTGTCCAGAAACGTAAGAGACCAATTAGATAAAATGGTATTATTACCAAAAATGAAACGAGCATTTAAAAACTGGAAAGAAATTTACAGTTCAATTTAAGGGAGAGAAAAATGTCAAACGGACTATATAAAGGCAATCCAACTTATTTCGGAAGAAAAAGTGGATCATTAGAAGATATTGTTTCAAGAATTAATGAAGCAAATCCAAAACCAGAAGTATTTGATATCAAAACAGAAGCAAGTGATTATCAAATGCTAGTTAAAAAAGAATTAGAAAAGAAAGGCAAATCACTAGGTGATATGTCTGATCAGGAAAAGAAAGACTTCTTTAATTCTTTAGATAAGAAATACAAAGCAAAAGACGAGCAGTTAGATGACAAGGCACAAAAAGCCAATCAAGCTCAGATGTCAAAAGACGGTGAGAAAGTAGAGAAAGCAAAGAAGTCTGTTACTGAAACTGCACGTGATATGTTATTAAAGGCATGGAGACATGCAGCTGAAGTTGCTGAAGAAGTGAAAAAAGAAAAAGAAGAAAAGTCTGAAATGACTGATGCACAAAAGAAACTTCCACCTGCATTGCAAAAGGCAATAAAGAAAAAAGAAGGAAAGTAAAATGGCTGAATTAAAAGACTTCGGTGCTGTTAAGTCTTGGTATGATGCATATAAGAGAGTTCTTGGTGAAGCAGAAGATAAGAAAAAAGAAGATGAGAAAAAGAAATCTCCTGTAGAAGTTCTACCAAAAGAGAACGGTGAGAAAGAAGAAGAAAAACAACCAGAAGGTGAATCTGTTGACAAGTTAAAAGCAGAAATCGAAAGACTGAAGGGTGAAGTGCAAAAGAAAGACCTTGAAGTAAAGAAGAAAGATGCAGAAACAACAGTAGAACCTAATCCTGAAACTGGTGAAGTGCCACTTCGTGTAGGTATTGCTCAGTCAATACTTGACAAAAAGAAAAAAGGTGAAAAGAAAGAAGTGAAAGAAATGGCAAAAGATAAAGCCTATGCAATAGGAATGGACACTGCCAAAAAGAAATATGATGACGAACCACCTTTAGAAAAGAAAACAATTAAAAAAGGACATGAGATCGCTAAAAAGTTGATGAAGAAAGAATCACTTGATGAATCTCCTGTCGTTGACTATGCAAGAAAGTTATCTTCTTATGCTGTCAAAAGAGGTGGTATTGATCGAAAAGACTTTATGAAAATCGCAGATAGAATATCAAAGGCAAAGAATGACTTAGATATGAAGAAGATTGGCAAACAAGTTGATGACATGGATACAGAACCTAGAGATTTAATCAAAGGTTCTATCGCATTACAAATGGGTCCTAAAACTTATAAGACAATGTTTGGTGATCGTCTAACTGCAAGTGATATGAATCAATATAAGAAAATGACACCAAGAGATATGAGAGAAGAAACACTTGATGAAGTCAATGCTGATGCGAAAGGTACAATCACTACTGCTCAAATGAAAAGACTAAAGAGTTCTTATAATTCTTTACCTGATCGAATTGATCCTGAAAAGGCAATGGCACTTGCAAAGATGCTTGATCGTTTTGGTGAGGGTGAGTTAAGACAACTTACTCATGCTGGTATTAAATTCATATCAACTT